GCGTGGTCGTAAGTTTGTACCACTCAAGAGTAATCCTTTCAAGGTAAAAGAAAAATCTACCGTTGTCAAAGTGTCCGGTAGCAAAGGTCAAGTCTACTCAATTGATACAGAAAATAAAACCTGCTCTTGTATGGGATTTCAGTTTAGGGCAACTTGTAAACACTTGATAGCTATAGCATGATTTAAGTTATGCTAAATGGTTGACAATTATTCAAATACACTGTATAATATCATATTAATAGGAAATTTATCATGAAAGTAGCCGTGGTTTCGGACATCCATTTAGAATTCGCAGATATCAACATCCAGAATACAGAGAACGCTGATGTATTGATTCTTTCGGGAGACATTCTTGTCGCCGAGGACCTGCACAACCATCCTGAAACAAGTTACGGGATGTACAGCCTTGTCAACCTAGCAGACCTAAGTCGTAGACAACAAGTTGCATTGCGTTTCCGCGACTTTCTGAAACGGTGTAGTTTTCAATTCCCTCATGTAATTTACATTGCAGGTAACCACGAATTCTATCATGGTAACTGGAAAGCAAGTATTCAATACTTGCGTGATGAATGCAGTAAATTTGATAATGTCTATTTCCTTGAACAGGATCTAAAGGTTATTGATGATGTAACATTCATTGGTGCAACACTGTGGACTGACTGCAATAAGGGTGACCCGCTTACACTTCATGCATTGGGTGATATGATGAATGATTTTAGGATCATTCGTAATGATGAGCATGGGTATACTAAACTGCGTCCTGCACATACTATGCATCGTCATCAAAAAACACTTGGATACTTGAAAGCAGTATTGCCTGACTTGAAAGACAACAAGGTTGTGTTTGTTGGACATCATGCACCTACATTTAGTAGTGTTCACGAACGATTTAGCAATGACAAATTGATGAATGGTGGTTATGCAAGTGATCTAAGTGAATTTATCTTGGATCATCCGCAGATTGTCCTATGGTGCCACGGCCATATGCATGATCCTAGTGACTACATGGTTGGTACTACCCGTGTGGTTTGTAATCCACGTGGTTATGCAGGACATGATCCTCAAGCCGATGTGTTTGAAACAAAGTTTTTGGATATCTAATTGTCACTGTATAAACTTAGGGGAAACATAACTTGGTGTTTGAATCTTACTAACGGTTGGATTCGTATAAACCATGTTATGTTTCGTTGGAATACAAATTGGACAACAAGCTATACCTATTTCTTAATTGGGCACATGAGAAAGAAAAGAATCAACCAGGGTGTCCAATAACTGTTGTCTAATAGTTAGAACTATCGTATAATTGTTAAACATTGTGAGAACAATGAATCATTTAATAAGGAAAATAAAATGACTTTAACTAAACAAGCCCGTGTCTTAGAGGCACTTCAGAAAGGTGAGCAACTCACCGCAAAGCAAATTGCTGCACGTTTTAGCGTAGCCAATCCAACTGCAACTATCAGCAATATTCGTTTTGCTGGTTATGCAGTTTATGCCAATGAGCATACTGACACTAAGGGCCGTGTTACTACCAAGTACCGTTTGGGCAAGCCTTCCCGCGCAATTGTTGCGGCTGGTTACAAGGCTATGGCTGCTAGTACAGTCTAATCTCGCTATGAGATAAAAAGGGTGCTTTGCACCCTTTTCCTATAATTGTCGTTTTCGTTTTGGTTTACGCAAAGCAGCCTTCCATTCTTCTGATTTCGGAACTCGAAGTTTCTGCTTTACTTCTTCTGATCGAGATTTACCCTTCATTTTCAAACTCCGAAGTTGTTTTGATTCCGTAGATTGTGGTCCCATTATAATTCCTTTATTCCACGGAATTTTACCCCTTCGTTTTTCTTTTTCTTCCTCTGATTGTGATATACCTTTGTTCCAGGGAATAATTCCTTTCGTCATTCCTGGACCTCCACCGGTTTCGGGGATAGCGTTAGCCCAAATTCTGTTACCAAAATCATCCATGGATGATGTAATTCTCCATAATTTACTATAGTACCGCCCCACATCATTTATTTCTTGTTTACTTTCAGTTTGTAGTAGAATTTCAGTTTGTATTATTTTTCCGTATTTTTTCAAATGTATAGTCCATTCTAGTCCAGACCCGCAGTATTTGAAGGGGTCCTTTTTTTTAGTTTGACACAAGTATTTTAATCCAGTAATAATGTGTGTCTTTACCATAAGGCAATAAATAGTCATGCTGATTGCTCCTTGTTAGCGTTAGAGTAGTTGGGCATTCCACTGCCGCGAACTACACTTTATTTAGTCCTAACTCTTGATTTTAATTCAAGATGGTGTTATAATAAACTCTTTATAAGAGCAATTATGAGTTTATTTAATCTATTCCATCGAACGATGGTAAAGTTGGGAAGGCATCGCTTAATCCCAGATCGCAAGTCCGGACAGGATTATATGGATAGATACTATATTTTTCTCAAAGATCGTAAATGGTTTCCCTTTAATGTTACATTGCATAAGATTGTTCGTAGTGATGATCCAATAATGCATGATCATCCGTGGGGATATATGACCATCATTCTTAAGGGTGGATACTATGAACATACTCCCTATCTTAATAAAGAAGGCAAACAAATTGCTGAATTTATAAAATGGCGCGGACCTGGCAGCGTCATCTATCGCAAAGCAACTGATTATCATTGGCTTGAACTAGATCAAGAAAAGCCTACTACTACTCTATTCTTTATGGGTTCTCAAGAACGTGATTGGGGATTCTTACTGAATAACAAATGGGTTTATAACGAAACCTATTTAAAAACTCAAAAATCAATTAAGGAAACATAATGTATATTATACTAACAAATAGCGCGCCTGCTCATAAAGGACAAAAATTAGCAATTAATAGTGAATTGGTTGCTACTATTCATACTTCACCTATCTTGCGTGAGTCCGGTACTATAGAGGATGTAACATTTGTATTCTGCCCACCACATGGTACTTGGGAAGTTTCTGAATCACTGGAAACAGTGGTTAGCGTACTTAACACATTCACACAGAACAGCAAATGAACGACCAGATTAAAGAAGTATTGCTAATCCTACAAGAGGAATGTGCAGAAGTAACTCAAGCGGTTAGCAAGTGCATGCGGTTTGGTCCTGACCAAATGAAACCGGGGAAAGACAGAACAAACATAAATATGCTTGAAGAAGAAATTGGAGACCTGTTTGCTATGGTTGAATTGCTAGTTGATATGAAAATAGGTGTAACTCAAAATGGCATCAGCAGAGCAAAAAAGCAGAAGTTTGAAAAGCTGAAAAAATGGTCTAATTTAACTATAACTAAATAATATTATGGAACTATCATACCTGTCGGATCTCATCTGTGCATTTTCTTTGGGAATGTGGATTATGCATAAGATTGTTTGTTATCGTATTCGCAAAATATTAGAAAAAGCGGGTGTGATTTTCACAGAGGAAAATTCAGTAGAAGTAATTAAAGTAGAAAAATATTTTATAGAGAATATTGATGGGTTACTATATCTATACGAACACACAACTAATAACTTTGTTGGCCAAGGCAATACAGTAGAAGAACTTGCTGGTATTGCAAAGAATAAATCAAAGGTTGCCGGGGTCACTTACAAAGAAGAAGTGTTGTGGTTTGTTGACGGAGAGGTGAAAAATTCAATATGAAAGTACATGAAACCAACCATCAACGAATGGTTGAAATGCAACGAGCAATATTAGTTAGAACGCAAGAAGAACAGCGGTATGCTAAAATCTTAGAAGATGCTGCTAGGTTACGTAAGCAAAATGCTGCTAGTTTGCAACAAGCAAGAACCGAACGAAATCGTAGATTAGAAAATAGCAAGGGCCAAACCATAGATATAGATTGCTAACATGAAAATTAATATTGGAAAATTCCCAAAAAAATCTTCAGGTAATAGAAAAATCAATGTTCAAATTGACAACTACGATACTTGGAATTTAGACACCACCCTAGCATTAATCATCTATCCTACCTTGCTTCAGCTTAAAGCAACCAAGCAAGGTGTGCCAAGTGAGTTTGCTGAGGTTGGAGGGGAAGACTACGTTAACCAACAAAGTTTTGACTTTTACACAGAAACACATGACGAAGCATGGAAAGTGGGTTTAGAACGCTGGGACGAAACATTAGATAAGATGATTTGGTCCTTTGAGCAATTGCTTAAAGGTGAGTACGATGATCAATATCATCATGGTTCTCTTGACTTTGATTGGGTTAAAACAGACAAAACATTTCCTAACCCAATCACAGGAAAAATAGAAGCTACATTTCAAATGGTAGACAAGAATCCCAATGAACACTGGTATGATGCTGAAGGACATAGACTCCATGAAAAACGAATTCAAGAAGGAATTGAATTGTTCGGTAAGCATTTTCGTAATTTGTGGGATTAATATGTTTGATCAACTATCAAAGCAATTACAAGTACAGACACTGGGTAAAGGTAAAAAAGATTTCTATATTACAGAACAAGAATTTGAAGATTTTTGCAAAGAATTTCTATTTGAAGAAATCAAAGGCAATCACATGGGTGACGAATTTTGCAAAAAATATAGTCAATCAAATTATGTACTAAGTATATTAAGCAACTATAGAGCAAAAGAACATATTAAGAAATTCTATGTAAAATGAAACCAAAATTTATTGATTATTACATGAAGGTAGCTGAACTCACTAGTACATTGAGCTATGCTAAACGATTACAAGTTGGTTCAGTAATTGTCAAAGGTAATAAAATTTTAGCCACTGGATACAATGGTATGCCAAGTGGATGGGATAACGAATGCGAGACAGTTGAGATAGTTGAAATTGACGAGAAATTTAGTAAACAACTTGTGACTAAACAAGAGGTCCTCCATTCAGAAACTAATGCAATTGCTAAAGTGT